AACGCCAGCTCAGGGGCTGGCGCGATATCGAAGACCGCTTTGTGCAGATGTCCGAGCAGCTTGTGTAGGACGCTCATTTACGCCCCCAGCTCGGTCACATTGAAGGTGCCAACAACTAGCGCTTCGTTCACCCCGCAGATGATGTTCTCGGTCACATCCGGAACGACCTTCACAACGCCGATGATGCCTAGCAGTGCGTCTGTGATCTCATCGATGTACAGAACCTCGCCAGGAATGGCGTTAGACAGAACGGATTCGAAGGTGTCCCGCATAGCCTGCTGCATGGCCACGTCCAGCTCGTAACCAGACAGCAGCGATACGGCCGCCTGCCAGTTCACCTGGCGCTCGACCATCGGGAGGATGTCACAGCGCACGCCGCCAGACCGGTAGCCGGGCACGACGACGCCGGCGACATTATCGCGGTAGCCGTTGATTGTGCGCTGTGCGCTGGCCAGCAACTGCGCTGAGGGGACGCCAGCTGACGAATATGCGTAGATCCGCACGAACCCGGGCGTTTCGCTCAGGCCAGTTCGGACCACGTACTCATCGATATTGCCATCCGCGTCGAGGATGCGTGTGTTCTTCACTGCCGCCAGGCAGGCGTAGTTGGTCCCGCGCGACAGAGACCCGATGTACTCCGCAAAGCGCGATTCACGTTCGGTGTCGGACTCTGCGTCTTTGCCGTTATCGATGAGCGAGTTGCTGATGGTGAAGTCGCCGCCGAAGAACGGGCACTGGGTGATGACGCCGGCCGCGACGTTGTAGGAGAAGCCTGCAGCCGATGCGATGACAGGGATCCGAACTGACGATTCGTCAGCCTCCCAAGTCACCTCTTCAGTGCTGTTGTACTGCCGGCCATCGTCAGTCAGGAACGAGGTTCCGAGCGGCACGATGATCGGGTCAGTGATTGGCGACTCGACCGAGACAGAGACAAAGCCACGCGCATAGGCCGGCGGTAGCTTGTCGAAGCCGAATGACTGGAAGACAGAGACCGGGATGGCCTCACGCAGGCCGATGAACATCTGCAGGTAGAGCTCTTCGATCTCAATTGCAGGAGCCTCAACCAGCGTCCGAGCGACAGAGCCAGGCAGATAGTCAGTGATCTTTTTAGTCACTGACCTCATGTGGTTGATCATCGACGCCGAAATCGACGCGAAGTCTTTTATTTGGAACATTTGCCTGCCGCTCTTACTCAAATATTTGCTATAATGGTGTCACGACAGGGGGATTTGAATAGTGCCGGCAGCTAAAGACTTGACCAACCAGAGATACGGAATGCTCGTAGTATTAGGGCTTCACTCTGGCGCGCAATCGAAAGGTAAGAGGAAATGGCTCTGTTCTTGCGACTGCGGAGGTATCACCCATGCCAGCACATCAAATCTAACATCTGGCAACTCAACATCGTGCGGATGTGTGAGGATTAAAACCGCTATCAATATTGGCAATCAATACGGAAGACTTACCATCATTGGTCGCTCAGAATCCAAGAAAATTGGCAAATCATCATTTTCGAGCTGGTCCTGTCGTTGCGAATGCGGCGCAATCAAAAACGTCATGGGTATGTCGCTGCTCAACGGAGACACAAAGTCATGCGGCTGTATACTCGTTGAGTCTGGAAGAGAGAACGGCAAGAAATCACTGGTAGATTTGTCAGGCAAGAAATTTGGCAGACTTACTGTAATTCGCAGAAGCGAACAGCCTGGAACGGTAAAATGGGTCTGCGCATGTGATTGCGGTAGCGTCAAATCGATCAGCGCTGGAAGTTTGTCATCCGGTAATACAGTGTCATGTGGCTGCGCGCTAGGTCAGCGGGTTAGAAACGATGAGGTAATTCAGCGATCACTCGTTTACGGCGCAAAACGGCGAGCGTTAGAGCGAAATGCCTATAAGCCGAATGACATTGAGCTGTTTTCCATTCTCGAATCTGAGCTTAGATCTTTGAGCAAGGTAAGAGAACGTGAGACCGGCGTTAAATGGCACGTTGACCACATTATCCCTTTGAAATCCAAGAAAGTCTGCGGACTGCATAACGAATTCAATCTGCGACTAATTCCGGCAATCGATAACATCCGGAAGCGGAATTTATTCTGGCCTGATATGCCTTAGTTAGGTAGGTCAACAGCGGCCCCGCTGATCCCTACTGCCGTTGCAGACACTCTGATGGCGTCGCCAGTGACAATGGCCTCAGCTCGCTGGACGTTTGACACGCGGTAGTCGGCCGCCAGCGTTGCCCGCACGTACTCGTGGCCGAGCATGGATAGCGCCGGGTTGTTCTTCTTGCCGAACAGCTGCCACACCAGACAGCCATAGTCCGGATGACGCTTGGCCTGACCTCGAGGCGTTACGACGCGGTGGGCCAGTTGCTGCTTGAAGTTCTGAGCACCGGTGACCACAGCGAAGTCGCCAGCTCCGTCATCGGTCAGCCGTTTGTTCACCAGCTGGCAGTCGCGCTCGTAGACCTGCCCGGCATCAGCGTCATCACTGACCACACCGACAGGGGCCGGTACTCGGATGAGTGAGCCGGTCATGAGCACGGTGCTGGTAACTTTTGACGGATCGTCAGTGAGGTACGGCGGCACCAGGCGGTTCAACCAAATGAGCTCAGGCCAGCGGTTGGCGTCGCCCATCTCCCTTGCAGCAACATCCTGAAGCGTGTCGCCGTGGTGCGTTTCGACTAGGCGGAAATTGGGCTGCTCGCGCTCGAACTCGCTCATGCTGCGATCCTTACGCCGTCATTGATGATGCTGAGGTTCCTGCCGATCTCAGCCAAAGGCATAGGCGCAAGCACAGGGTCCGTGCGGCCAATGGCCTGCATTGACGAGTAAGCGCCGCTACTGAGCGACACAGGGACGCTGCCGTCCTGCAGAAGCCCGAACACGTTCGAATTGACGTAGGCGCTTGCCTGACGGCCACCGGTGGTGGACGAGCAGTTTGATGCGCCGTAGATGCCTTCGAAGTTCTCGTACACTTTGCCCGGCTTCAGCGCGTTGGAGAAGATACAGATCACTTCGTTGTACGCGCCGGCTACCTGCACGAGGTTGGCCTTCAGGTCGGAAGGCAGGCCGGCAATGTTCGAAACTGTCCGGAACACACCGAGGCCGACAGAAGCCATGTCCTTTGCAATACCAATGAGCGAGCCGGCAGTGCTGCTGGCAAGCAGCTTGGGCGAGTCCACAATCGAGTTGACAACGGATAGCACCACGTTGGCCATCCCCATGAACGTCTTCACGGTCAGCGCGATAGGTGCCAGCGCTTTGTCCTTGAAAGCGATGGCCTTGGCCACCCAGTTCTGGACATCTCTGGCGAAGCCAATGAGCTTACCGAGCACACCACCCAGGGCCAGCTTGCCGCCGGCAAAGCTGCCGAAGTTGGGCAGGAACTGGAACTGGGTATCGATGCTGGTGGCGATCGCCTGCATCTGGATGCTGTACTGAAAGAGCAGCGGGCGAGACTTCGACCGGCGCAGCGTGAACTGCATCGGGGCGACGTTCCAGGCGAAGTTGTCGAGCATGTCCACAAACAGCAGCTTGACCGTTGCCGGGTCGATGCCGGCGTCGATGGCCGCCTGCTTGGCAGCATGGTACTCGTGAACCACCAGTTCGTTCAGCCTCTCAAACGCTTCCGCGCCATCCTCACCTGAGCCGGCAGAAGTCCGCCAGCCGGTATGGCCAGAGATGGTCACAGACGGCAGAGACTGACCGAAGTTATCTACCCAGCCGCTGACATCGCGGCCAAGCGTCTGAGTGACGTTGATCCGTGACGGTTCGGTTCTGGTGAGATCTTCTGGTCGAACTTTCAATGTAACAGGCGCGCCGATACTTCCGCCATTTTGCAGCACGAATGCTATTGGGCGGATACCGGCTCGCTGGTCTGTTGGCGGCTTTGTGTTCAGCATGAGCCGAAGTCTTGCATCACGACAGGAAAATTTGCCCTCTCATGAGGGCTTTTTTCTATGCCCCACCATCACCATTCCCGTCAGTGATTGACCCGGTTGCGGTCAGGTTCGCGTTGACCTGCACGTCGTCATTGAATTCTGTCGGGCCGTTGAATGTCGCAGCAGCACCGCTGCCTGCAGAGCCAGTCATGCCGCCAGCATAGCTAAACGAACCCTGTACGGTCAGATTGCCGGTGCAGGTAGTCTGTGGCGTATCGAGCGTGACTGCCTCAGCCTTTACGGTCGCACTGGCGTCGGTCTCGACGTTCACTGCGCCCTTGCTGTTAACTGAGGTCGTTCCTTCGACGCCGGCCGACAGGTTGCCGCCTACCTCCGCAGTGACGTTCCCGGTCACCTTGATGTCCGCTTTGCCTTCCGCCTCAATGAGAAGATCCTTTTTCAGCTGGATCTTGGCGTTGCCATCCTTGGTCAGGGTGACAAGCACCTCATTGCCAGCAAGTCCGATCCGGACATCAACCTTCCGCTCGGTGTTCCGAGTGGCCTTCAGGCTCTTGTCGGTGTTCTTGTCAGCCAGGTCCACCTTATCCGGCTGCTCACCAATGCGGACATAAGCGCCTGATGGGTGCGTCAGCTGGATGTTGCCCTCGCCATCGATCGATGTCATCACATCCGACTGGTGGCGGCTGAACCGCATCTTCGGGTCAGAGAACAACATCTGGTTGATTTGTGGATAGATGAACCCAAGCACGGTTGGGATCCTGCCAACGTAACCCACAACAGCAATAACATCCTGATCGTCCTTGTCGCGCTGGGTAATGTCCCACTTGTCGCCCGTCTTCTTCACCTCAGGCAGGTCAACGGTACCGGTTCTGCCGCTGGCCCCCATGGCCATGACCTGTGCGCCGACGATACGCGCCCCGTTCCTGGTATTCACCAGATCGACGGAGTTATCTTCTGGATGTGTCTCAACGACAATCGCAAGATCAAGCATTAGAAACCTCCTCGGGTGGCCTGCTCAGCAAGCCACGGCGACTGGCGTCCATCCTCCATGCTGGCGCGAGTGACGAAGCCTAAGCCGCGCTCGTAATTGATTGTGGTCGTGTAAGTCTGGTTCGGCACAAAATCGTCGCTGATCTGCACTACGTAGGCTGAGTATTCCATGGTGCCGAGCTTGAAGTTAGCGTAGTCGCCAGCTCTCAGGTGCTCGGTGCCATTGCGCCGCATTGGCCCGCCCTTCAGCGTCGCCATGCCAGACTCAAACACTACGTTGTCTTTATTCATCTCAATTAGACAGCGCCGGCGGTAATCGATCCACGACTCGACTTCCTTGCTGCGCTTCTCGTGCTGGTCCTGAGGATTGCCGCTGGTCCCGCTGTGCTCTGAATCCCCTTCCTGCTGAGTCTCTGCTTCCATAGGCCTGACGCCATAATACTTAGTCGCTGAGTTCGGATATTCATTGATACTGACACTGCCTGCAGACAAGCCGAAAAGCCGACGGTAGATGTCGTCCACCACGCCATACTTCATGTTGTTTACCCAGTAGAAGTTGGCCACGTTGTTATCCGTGCGCTCAGCACGCAGGTCACGGATCCGCCCATCCGGAATATCGCCATAGACAGGTTCCGGAGCATCATCTTGTATCAGCTGACGGTTTGAGCCTTTCGGCTTGCTGATGTGCATCGCCGGGATGGGACGATAGACGACATGCACGCCGTCCTCATAGTCCTCTAGGTAGAGTTCGTTCCAAGGACCCACGTCTCCGTAGAACTGGGCGATGTCGTATAGTGAGCCTTCTTTCTCCTGATAGTTGTTGCCAATTACTCCGCGCTTCACAGCTATGTACTTATTGGTCTTTATTGACCGTGGCATTGGCGTGTTCTTCGGCATGAATCCGTCGAGATGCGGGTTCAGTATCTTTTCAATGATCAGCTTGATGAACTCGCTGGCCTTCAGCACGCTCTGTGGGGTAACTCCAAACTTCTCGAACATTTTCAGCGTAGTCAGGTATGGCGCTGCACCGTCATAGGCCCGCATGTACAGGACTTTGTAGGTCTGCCAGATCTTCCCGTAGTCCTGACCGCTAATAATCACTTGTCGAGTGGGAGTTCCGTTACCTGACATGGCCATGCCGCGGTTCACGTTCGACACGAAGCCGCGCATCTTGATTGGGTAGGGCTTCCCTGCTGGCCAGCTTCCAATTCCGGACCACATTCTAATCTCGATGAGGTCCATCGGCTCAACCAAGCCATAGATGGACTCGAGCGCCGGACGGACGATGCCATCCTTCTGCGGCAGGTCACCGAAAGTGATGGAGAAAGCGCCGGCAGGCTCCCGCACTGACTTGGTGGTTGTTACGCGGGAGTTGTCGCCAAGGAATGGCGTCAGGTCGATGAACTCGTCCTTGCCCTGGTATCGGGATGACACCGCCGATTGCCCGTCGATGGTTGTCCGGCTGATGGTCTTGTAAAGGCGCACGCTGATCTGCGGGCGCGCATCTTCAAAGTACGGCATTAAGAATTCCTCATAAGCCCAGTCGGCACAGCCGGCTGAACTCTGGTGGCCAGCTGCTGAGGCGGCATCACCTCTTGACCACGCTCGTTTTTGTGAATCACCTCGATCGGAGCTGCGTCGAATATGAACCGCTGCTCTTGTTTCCGCTCCTGGTGACCATCAGGCAGCGGCATGCCATTGCGCATCCGGTTATAGATTTTCGGCACGTATGAGCTGGTTTCTGGGTTACCCCAGCGCTGCGGGCTCCAACCACCGTTGTAAGCTCTGGCTGCATCATCCCAGTTACCGAACCGCCCATAGTTCTCGCGCATCACTTCCTTCTGAATGAAGACAGAATCAGATGAGTCGTATGGGTTTAGAGTTCGGCCAAACCTGCGCTCTAGGTTCCGCAAAGTGCCAGGCATTACTTGAGCAAGCCCCATCGCTCCTGCAGGGCTTCTCGCGTTAGGATTATAGTTGCTTTCGACACCCATCTGCGCCCAGAGGAAACCAGCAGGAGCGCCAATCTCGCGCTCTGCATCAGCTACTGCAGCCATAAGCCCTGGGTCCCTGCTCAGTCTTCCACCTCCGGACGGCGCAGAGTATGATGCAGTTGACACGTAGTTGGCTGGAATTTTTGCATCTTCAGACTTCCCGCCTGATCCATCCATGCTCTTTGTTAGACGATCCATTGCTTCGATGCTTTTCAGTTCTACTTGGATCCGATCTCGCTCAGCCTTGAGAAGGTCTTCTGCTTTATCGCTGGCTTTTTTCTTCGCATCATCTCTTGCAGCCTCTAGCCTTGCCAGCTCTGCTTGGCCTTGCTCGTTGAGCATCGTTGAAGGGCTGCGCCATTTCAGGTTGGCAATAGCCAAATCACGATCTTCATCAGTTGCTGTTCCGGCATCTAACTTCTCTTTGTATCTCCGCCAGATAAAGCTATTTTTTGCTGTGTCCGAGAGGTTACCCTCGTTCAGATACAATCCGCCCATTTGCCCTGCGAAAACTTTGTCTGCGTTGGCTCGACTGTTTGACTCGTCGCCACGGATCCGCTTGATGCGCAGCTCTGACTCTTTGTTGGCAATGTCCTGCAGAACTTCTGAACCGGTCATCTTCCGGTCACCAGCCATCCATAGGATGCCAGTCCTAATATCCTGCGTGTACGGGATCAGCATGCTGGCCATCATGGTCTTCATGTTTTCCAGCGCCGTTTTGCTGTCGTGGATGTCCTTGCCCTGCGTCTGCTCCTGACCACGGCTGGCCACCAGGCTCATCAGCGTGTTGATTTTGTCATCCCGACTGCCTGACATTGCCGCATCGAGCTTTTTTCTTTCTTCAGGAGTCAGAGCATCAGCTCCGGTACGGCTTTTTAGTTCGCTGGCAACATTGTTGAATGTGTTGTCGTTGCCGTTCAGTAGCTTGCCCATGGTGGCAATCGATTCACTGTTCAGCGATTTAAGGTCGAACTTACCTAACCGGCTCTGCAGCTCACCCATCTGGTTAGGAGCGATATCCAAGAGAGCAGCTGCTTGGCCATGGCTAACGCCAAGATGCCGACTGGTGGCATTGAGCAGCATGAACGGATCTTTATAGTCACTTTTGAGCTGTTCTAGCGTCTGAGCGTAGAAGCTGCCGCCAGCACCTCCGCTAACATTGACGCCACGTTTGCCGAGGAACTTCCCCATTGCCGTGTCAGGCCCAAATGCCTCGTTAATCGAAGCCATCGGGTTCTCGCGCCAGATAGCACCGGCGATCGGGTTGAGGCCATTGCGCTGAGCAATACGGGCAGAGAAGAACTGGCTTGCCTCACCAGCGCCGCCGCCGTTCTGAAGGGTGCTGATCACACGAGACAGGATGGCTGATGAGTTCTGCACATCCAGACCCGGGATCCCGCTCCCAGCCATGGCTGACAGGTAGCCGGCATAGGCGTTCATCGGTGTTCCGCCCAGCGACATCCGTGTCTGGTTGGTCGCAAACGACGCCAGGGCATCCATCACCTCGCCAGACTTGGCAAAGGCATCAGCTTTGCCGATTGTCTCGCCAATCAGCAGAGCCATCCGGCGCGTGTCCTGATCGTTGCCGGTAACGCGCATTCCTCTGAAGGTTGCCAGCGTGCCGACGCCTTGAGACGGGTCCAGACCGAACGAGCGGGACATACCCACACCGGTACCGACTTCATCGGCCAAGGTCTTGTACTGCCGCTCGCTGACGTTGCCGACTTTGGTGAACTGCTGAGCGAGCTGGCCGGCTTCGGAGTACAGCAGGTGGTTACGCTGAGCGAGGATCTGAACCGACTTGTTTAGCGCGTCGAACGACACGTTGACATCACCCAGCTGGCGCTTCAGGCGGTCGTTGGCAATCGAGTTCTTCTCGGCCTCGTCCAGCTTTTCCATGGCAGCGCCGACGATCTTGCTGACACCGAGCGCCAGCATACCGCCGAGCAGGCCTGCAACGCCGGCACCGAAGCCTGACGACATGCCAGTACCGATAGCATTGGACGCAACACGGCCGGCTGGTCCCATTGCATCCAGTCCAGATCTCGCTGCATTCCCTGCCATGTGAGCGGCAGTTCTGCCGTGAGTCGAACCCCCACCTGCTGGCTGGTCAAAGCTGCTGCCAGTGACGTACTGGAAGGCCTTAGCCTGTTGCCGGCGCATCGAGGCTTGGTCTGGGTACATCTTGGACCAGTCGAGGTCGAAGAAGCCCTTCCCTTGCTGGCCGGTAGCGTTGATCCGTTTGTTCAGGTCGCCGGACACTTTTTTCAGCGCCTCGAACTGAGCGACAAACTTCTGCATGTCGTCAATTGAGGCCTTAGTGACCGGGTTGAACTTCACCTTGTTGGTCTGGGCAATCTGCTTGCCCAGATCGTTGATCTGCTTCTGGAACTGGTTCAGCTGCTGCTGGACCTGACTGGCATCGAAGTCGGCACTGACCGGGATCTTAATTCCACTCATCTACGTCAAAGTCTCCCATTCGTCAGGGTTTTCTTCCAATTTCGCCAGCTCGGCCTCGAGGTCGAATTCATCATCCTCGATCTCGTCCTGAGCCTTCGGATTATCAAAGTAGTAATGCGCCCAGTAATCCGTCAGCATGTCCTCAACTGTTGAGTTGAGGAACCTTGGATCACTCGCAGTAAGGCCGTATGTCTTCCGGTACCAGAACTCTACGGTCTTAGCTGCGTCCTTGCCGTTAGCCTTGGCTGTCCGCTGTAGCTGAGCTTCGAAAAGAGCGCTCCTTTTCGCGGAGCGCGTCGTAAACCAGCCCCATGTTCGTGTAGGTTTTATTATCCAGCGGATCCATCTCTTCGATGTTCCAGCCTTCAGGAGCGAAGACGGTCAGAACTTTGAGAGCTGCGATCCAACCGCAAACGGTCTGGAGCCATTGTGTAGGCTCGACGCCTTCAATCAGCCTGGCGAACTCCACCTGGATCTTGATTTCGTCCTGCATTGTGCGGCGTCCGAACGTGAAAGCGCCGACACCTTCGACATTTACCTGAAAATCTGTGTTGTTACCCTTGCGAGCCATATTACCCTACCCCTGTTATGAAAAAGCCGCCCAATCCAATGGGAAGGGGCGGCCAGCTTTAAATGATGACGCCTTAGGCTGCGGTGCCTACGACATCCAATGCGTTGAACTGAGCGCTTTGCATTACGATAGCATGTTTCGATACTTCAAGATCGCCTGAAGCATACGAACAGCCGACGTATTTACGCAGCAGCGCGCCCGAGTCCTTGTCATAGACTTCGAAGTCGAAGACCAGACCCTGAAGCACGGCGTCGCCGTTCTCCATGGCGATGCCGGCCTGCAGCATTGCGCCGGTCTTCAGCATCATCGTGCTGACGCTCAGGCTGTGACGGGCCATGGTGGGCACGTATTCCTGAACGTGGATATCACCGATGCCAGAGGCTGGTTCTGGACTGTAGTCGTCGTTGGCGCGAACAGACTGGATCAGGCCAATCTGCTTGCCGTCGAACACAACTACAATCCGGTTACCGGTGCGTGTTTTGAGGTTCTGTTTCATCAATTACTCCTTACAGTGTCGCTGAGCCGCTGTACGGCCGTGCATACACTGTGACCAGAACGTAGTTGTTCGGAATGCCAGGTGAGACCTCGACCTGATAGCGCAGTACGTCGCCTTCGATAGTGGCGCGAGCGTTGCGGTATGCCGGGGAGTTCTCGTCACCGACGATGACACCTGGACCCTGCGGTTCTGGACGGGCCAGCTCGCGCAGCGCTGAGTCACCGATGCTCAGAGAGCGTGACAGCAGCAGCGGGCCTTGCTTTTCACCGCGCAGGACATCCAGCGCATTGCGCAGGTTCCGAACAGTGAAGTCCAGCGCCGCACCGGTAGACTGCTCAACCTTGTTGTACTTCCGGTTGGTCAGCCAGGTGCTGATCGACTGCACGCATTTGAAGCCCTGCTCTGTGTTTTCAAAACACATCACGCCGCCAAGGATCAGCTTGTCGGTATCGGTCGG